TAATACACTAGAAGTCTGCCAAACTGTAATGGATTGGTGGAAAAGTGCGCCTTTAAGTAGCATGACAATAGACCCGTTTGACCACAAAAGTTGGCCTACGCCTTGGGAGATGTTGCACAAAGGAGATTTTTGTGAGAACAGTCTTGCACTAGGAATGGCGTACACTATATACTATGCTAATAATAAGATACCAATTGAGTTGGTATTTGTACAAAACAAAAACGACAGTATACAACGCCTGTGTGCTATTGTAGCAGAAAAACACCTGCTTAATTATACACATGGTGTCATAAGTAATAGACCAACCACAGATACAATTGTCTACAAGATAGACATTGACAATGTGGTGAAAAGCAGTTATTAATATAAGAATGATGGAGAGGTAAACAATAATGAGCGAAATTCAAGTAATCAAACGAAATGGTAGTAAAGATACATTAGACTTAGAAAAGTTACACAAAGTAGTATTTCATGCATGCAGAGATATTAATGGCGTAAGCCCAAGTGAAGTAGAAATTAAAAGTAGTTTACAGTTTTATAATGGTATCACCAGTAGTGAGATTCAAGAAACGCTTATTAAAAGTGCAGCTGATTTAATCAGTGAAGACACGCCAAACTATCAATGGGTAGCTGGACGACTAATTGTGTATCATCTACGCAAAATGGTATATGGCAGTTACGAACCTTATCATCTATTAACTATAGTCAAAGACAATGTTGCAGAAGGATGGTATGATCCTGCACTGTTGGAAGATTACACAGAAGAAGAATGGAACGAACTAAACGATTACGTCAAACATGACAGAGACGAAAACTTTACCTATGCTGCGATGGAACAATTCCGCGGTAAGTATCTAGTACAAAATCGTGTAACAAAAGAAATCAAAGAAACGCCACAAGTGGCATACATGTTGATTGCGGCTACACTGTTTGCAAACTACGATAAGTCTAATCGTTTACGTTGGGTAAAGGATTATTACGATGCAGTTAGCAATTTTTCTATTAGTTTGCCTACTCCTGTTATGGCAGGTGTACGCACTCCGCAACGCCAATTTAGTAGTTGCGTTCTTATCGAATCTGATGACAGCCTTGATAGTATTAATGCTACTACCAGTGCCGTTGTCAAATACGTATCACAAAAAGCAGGAATTGGTATCGGAGCCGGAAGTATACGGGCTCTCGGATCTCCCATACGTCGAGGTGACGCCTATCACACCGGAGTCATTCCATTTTTTAAAATGTTCCAAAGTGCTACAAGGAGTTGTAGCCAGGGTGGTGTGCGAAACGGTGCCGCAACCTTATATTACCCCATATGGCACTATGAAGTAGAAGACCTGCTTGTGCTAAAGAACAACAAAGGCACAGAAGAAAATCGTGTGCGTCAAATGGACTATGGTGTCCAATTTAGTAAGTTGTTTTATGAAAGACTGATCAATAACGGACAAATTACACTGTTTAGTCCAAGTGATGTTCCTGGACTGTATGAAGCATTTTTTGCAGACCAAGACAAGTTTAAAGAGTTATATGAACGTGCAGAACGTAATACAAAACTACGTAAGAAAACTATTAGTGCAACTGAGCTATTCAGTATGTTTATGGAAGAGCGTAAAAACACAGGACGCATTTACTTACAGAACGTAGACAATGCAAACACGCACAGTTCGTTTAAACAAGATGTAGCACCAATCAGACAAAGTAACTTGTGTGCAGAGATTGACCTGCCAACTAAACCTCTTAACGACTTCAATGACGAAGAGGGTGAGATTGCATTGTGTACACTAAGTGCAATCAATTGGGGCAATATTAAAAAGCCAGAAGACTTTGCAAAGCCATGCGAACTAGCAGTGCGTGGTCTTGATGCATTATTAAGTTATCAGAACTATCCAGTTAAAGCCGCAGAACGTGCTACAGCAGGTAGACGTCCTCTTGGTGTTGGTATTATTAACCTAGCATACTGGATGGCAAAGAATGGCATGACATACAGTAATCCAAACTTGGAAATGATTGATACATTTGCAGAAGCATGGAGTTACTATCTAATCAAAGCAAGTGCAGACCTAGCAGTGGAGCAGGGTGCATGCTTGTGGAATGAAGAAACAAAATATAGTGAAGGCCTTACGCCTAATCAAACATACAAACAAGATGTAGATGAACTAGTACCACACAAAGAACGCATGCCGTGGAGAGAACTGCGTGATCAATTAAAACGCACAGGTATTCGTAACAGTACACTAATGGCACTTATGCCTGCTGAAACATCGGCACAGATTAGTAATGCTACAAACGGCATTGAGCCGCCACGTAGCCTGGTAAGTGTTAAGCAAAGTAAACATGGCGTACTCAAGCAAGTTGTGCCTGGTATCCATCACCTTAAAAACAAATACGAATTGCTGTGGGATCAACGAAGCCCAGAGGGTTATATGAGTATCATGGCAGTATTGCAAAAATATATTGACCAAGGTATCAGTGTAAACACCAGCTATAATCCGGTGTTCTATGAAGACGAAAAGATCAATATGAGCGAAATGCTAAGACACTTGATGATCTTTTACAAATATGGCGGAAAGCAATTGTACTATTTTAATACGTTTGATGGACAAGGCGAAATAGATATTGACAAACTCAATGAATCTGCTAATATAGAAGTCACAGACGAATATCTATTAGAAGAAGAAGCCTGCGATAGCTGCACAATTTAAGGAAATAACATGAGCGTATTAAATCAAAACCAACGGAACAAGCACCTCGACAGTTTAATGTTTTTGGATCCAAACGGCGGTGTAGATATCCAACGTTATGACACATTGAAATATAAACAGTTTGATAAACTAACAGACAAACAACTAGGATTCTTTTGGCGTCCAGAAGAAGTAGACGTACTCAAAGACAGTGCAGACTTTAAACAGCTAACAGAACATGAAAAACATATCTTTACAAGTAATCTTAAAAGACAAATCTTGTTGGACAGTGTACAAGGTCGTGCACCAGCTGACAGTTTCAATCCACTAGTTAGTTTGCCTGAATTAGAAAACTGGGTAACAACATGGACGTTCAATGAAACGATCCACAGTCGCAGTTACACACATATTATTCGTAATGTATACAGTAATCCAAGTATCGTATTCGACGAGATGATGGATATTAGTGAAATTATGGATTGTGCAGGCGATATTAGTAAGCACTACGATGATCTTATTGAAATGGGTATGTGGTATAACCTACTAGGTGAAGGAACACACACAGTCAACGGTAAGAAAATTACAGTGGACAAATATGAACTTAAAAAACTAATCTGGAAAGCTATGATGAGTGTAAACATCCTTGAAGGCGTTCGCTTTTATGTGTCGTTTGCATGTAGCTGGGCATTTGCTGAACTTAAAAAGATGGAAGGCAATGCTAAGATTATTAAACTTATTTGTAGAGATGAGAATGTACACTTGGGTAGTACCCAAACGTTACTTAAACTGATGCCCAAAGATGATCCTGACTTTGCTCGTATCCAACAAGAAACTCAGGACGAAATGGTACAACTATTTGTAGACGCAGTAGACCAAGAAAAAGCATGGGCTGACTATTTGTTCAAAGACGGATCGATGATTGGCCTTAATGCACAACTGTTGCACGAATATGTTGAATGGACTGCCAATAAGCGTATGACCGCTGTAGGACTACCTAGCCCATACAAAGGCGGAAGTAATCCTTTACCGTGGACTGCTAAATGGATTGCTGGTGCAGAAGTACAAGTGGCACCGCAAGAAACAGAAATTAGTAGTTATGTTATTGGCGGTACTAAACAAGATGTTAATGGTAATACATTCTCAGGTATGAAGCTATGATCACAGTATACAGTAAACCACTGTGCGGATACTGTGACATGGCCAAAGACTATTTAAAGAAAAACAATATCCAGTACGAAGAAATACGAGTGGATACCAATCCAGAAGCTCGGGAGTTTCTCATCAATGAAGGGCATAGAACTATGCCTCAAATTTATCATGATGGTAAACTCTTAGTAGCAGGTGGAGGTATGGCGCTTGTACGTATGGACCCAAACCAAGTAAAAAAACTCATAGGAGAAGTTGTAGATGTTGGTGATTTCAAACTTTAAAAAAGGTGATGTGATCACCGTAAAACTAAGCACAGGGGAAGAACTAGTGTCACGATTCGAAAGTTCTAACTCAGACGAACTTAAACTAGTAAAACCCACTGTGCTTACACTTAATCCTCAGAATGGACAAGCAATGCTTATTGCATGGCTGATGAGTATTGATGCACACAACAGTGAACCGGTTAGTGTCAAAGGCAGTCAAATTGTAGCAACAGCAAGAACGATTAAATCTCTTGCAGACAGTTACATGCAAAGCACTAGCGGAATTGCACCTGCAAGTTCATTAGGCGGGTTAACCGAGAGTTTAAAACTCTAATAAATAGTAGTATGAATTACGTACACAGACAATTTGATTCGAGAGCATGCGGCGCAACGACTATAACT